TATAATATATTTTATGAAATTATACTTCACACACTTTTTTGAATTTTTTACTTGACATTGATTTTTTTAGTTTTTACCTTCTTATGGGTGATAAGATGAGTCTTCTTTCTGGAAGTAATATTGAGAAATTAGGAAAAATTGAAAAGAAAGACCTAGAAGTGTTAAAAATGTGTTACAAAGATTATCGGGAAAGCCATCACCATGAACCAATATCTTTTGAAGAATTTAAAGAACTTTTACTCCTTGGTAGCTGGGACAATGAGTTACCATTGATTTATGGCAAGAACAAAAAAACCTTATAGTGTGTGGAACAATGTAAAATCAGATGAGCCTAAAAAAGGTACTCCTGAATTTAATAAGCGTTTTGTAGATAATGTAATTGAAATAAGTCCTGATGAGTGCTATCTTAAAAATCCGGATGGCTCTCGTGGCAGACGTGTTTGTGGTAGTATCCGTGTTCGTGATGGTAAACGATGCCTTGCAAGGGCTGGTGCATTTACTTCTCATCCAGGGGTCGGTAAATGCCTTAAACATGAAGGAAACACAAAAAGGGCGCAGAAAAATTGGCTTAGAATGAGTTCTAAGATTGCAGAAAATACCACTCTTGGAAAAATGTTGGTGCAAGCAATAGATGGTGACATTAAATTAGGGGATGTGTCTGATAATATTGCTATGCAGCAAGCATTGATTTTATGGTATGTTGATTATGTGGTAAATCGTGCTGGTGAGGGGGAGAACGATTTTGATAAAGATGATATTCGCTTCTTGAAAGAATTGAATATTGATATGATTCGTAGTAAAGAGAGTGCTGCACGTATTAAGGGTTCAATGAAATTAGATGCTATTCATGTTAAACAATTTGTTGATCAGATTATGGCATTTTTAACTGGGCGTCTTATGCAAATTCTTGATGATGAAAGGCTGGTAATGAATTTATTACGTGACATGGCAAAGAAAGTATTTATACCAATGGCGGCTACTGGATTGATTCAGGGAGATGTGCATCCTTTGGCACAGTTGCCGGAAGAATATAAAACTTTAAGCAAACATGGGGAGGGAAAAGTTCGTGATCTTACACGTTGAACTTGATTTAGAGATAGCAGAAAAAAATAATAAAGATGAGTTTGTCTATCAGTTAGAGGATTTATTAGAAATGAACTCCCCAGAATGTGTATTAATAAATAAATTGATTTTAGAGGATGATGAAGATGGCAGTTAGTTCTGATCCGGATATTACCAATCAGGCAATGCTATCTACAATAGCAGGTCGTTGGATTGAAGATTATACTGAAAAGAAATATCATGCAGGTAGATTTAGCTGGACAAAAGATGTTGCGCGTAGTTTTGCAAAAACATCTATTGAAGATTTATTATTTGATCCTTATTTTTTAAATGCTAAAAAATGGTTATATCCTGGTATTGCCGACATAATTATAGATATTTACGAAGAACGTAAAAAACGCCCAATTACTCTTGTAGCAGTGCTAGGTGGTATTGGCTCAGGAAAGACATCCGGACTCGGTGCATGTCTTAATTGGTTGGAATGGTTTCGTTTTAGTTGTAAATTTGATGAAAACTCTCATAGGGCTTGTCCTCAAGAATATTATGACTTAAAGCCAACATCCAAAGTAGTATTTATTGCTTTGTCTAAGACAGTTGAAAAATCCAAGCAAATTACATTTTCCGAAATGATTTCAGCATTTCAATCAGGATTTAATAAAGATTATTTCCCGATTAATGAACGTAAAAAAAGTGTGATAGATATACCTGGTAACAATACTATGGTGTTTCCGAATACAGCAACTGAAGCAGCCAATGCCGGATACAATGTGTATTCTTTTGTTATGGATGAGGTTTCTTTTTTGGAAATTGTTGATAGTAGTAGTAGAGCCAGAGGTACAGGTGGTCAGACCTATGATCAAGCAGAGGCAGCTTATAACTCTGCGGAACAACGTCGTATATCACGTTTTCGTAAAAGGGACTTTGATGATGGTTTGGGAGTGTTGATTTCATCGGTTAATTATGATGAGGATTACCTGGTATCTCGCATACGTAAAGCATATAGTGGCATAGATGATAAAGGTGTTTATTATAAAGTACTGATTCCTTGGGAAGTTGATCCAAAGAACGATAAAAACAAAGGTTATTTTTATTTCGACACTAATAATTATAAAATTATTGAAGATGAGCGTATAATAGAAGCAATGGATAAATATTATGTAGATGTCCCTATAGAGGATATTATTTTTGGGAATACAGATAATGACCCTAATGATAAACTTTTACGTGAAATTGGATTAACATAAATGAATCGAGGTGAATAGAATGCGTTGGGATTACCGTATCATTAAAAGCATTAGCAAAGATAGCGGTAAGGAGTATTATGTTTTAAAGGCTGTTGATTATGATGCTTTTGGGGCGATTGCGTCCATAGATGAAGATATTGCCTTTCCGGTGGGGAACAATGTTAATGAGCTTCGTCGTGATATAAAATTAATGCAAAGAGCCTTTAAAAAAGATATTGTTGATGAAAATAATGTTATTTTTGGGATTACAGAGGGGACAATGAATGAATAAAGAAACCAGCGAAGATTTATGTATTTTGAGTGTTCTTAGATTATTAAATGGCATTGCTACAACGTCTAAGATAAAACAAAAAGCCAAAGAGTTTGGTTATTCAAAAGTAAATGTTAGAAAAACATTAAGGCGGTTAGAACGGCAAGGGTTTTTAAAAAAAGACAGACCTCTTGAAGATACTTTAGAGATTCGATGGGAGTTTGTTAATGAGGAGAAAAGAAATGGATAAAGATGCTGTTGAGCGTGGAAATGAGATTATAAGTGAAATATGTAATGAAGATAAAATTAAGGAATTAAAAGATATTTTAATATGGGGGAATCAGGTAGCAAAATTATACATGGATAACCCGGATTTCTTGAAGAATCAAGCAAAAGTAAGAGGAATGTATTTAAAAGAATTACGTAAATATGGGTTTAGTCGTAAAATGGCAGAAATGATTGTATATGAGCATTTTGATGTAATTGCTGATGATTATGAAATTATAGAGGAGTGATATTATTCCAATAATTCGCATTCCAATAGATTATTTATATGAGTTTAAGAAAGACCCTTATGAGTCTGCTCGTAATATTTTATCTATTCCTTTGGGTGCGGTATCGCCTTTCTTGGATATGAGAACTGTTGAAAGATCTATTGATGAGAGCCTTGAAAACCCATTTAACCCACAATTTTATACATTTGAGGATGATTTTATTTGTAATGATAATATTCCACGTTATATGCATGTTGACCTTTCTATAAAGCATGATGGTCTTGGTGTCTCTATGGGGCATGTATCCGGTTGGAAAAATGTGCTTATACGTGAGGATGATGGGTTAGAAAGTGAACAAGAATTACCAATTATACAACTTGATTTTCTTGGTAAAATAAGACCTAATGGTGGGGAATTATTTATTTCAGATGTAAGAGAATTAATTATTAATGAGTTAGCAAGAAGAAATTTTAATTTGAGGCTCATTACATTCGATCAATATGCATCTAGCGAAACGATTCAGATTTTATCAAATGAGGGGTTTGCGGTTGATAGATTGTCATTAGACAGGACAACTGCCTATGTGGTTGTTGATTGGGATAAACCAACCAAAACACGCAGGATATCTACCAAAGGTAACTATATAGCAGCATGGCAGGCACTCAAAAATGCTTTAACAGATGGTCGTTTAAGAATGCCACATAATGAAGATTTTATAGAAGAAGCAGAACATGCCGAAAGGCGGGTTAAAGGTTCTAAAATAATTATTGATTGTCAGTCTTCAATATTATCGCTTGATTTAATGGAATCTGTAGCAGGAACAATATTTAATGCAGTAAACAATGAATCTGCAAACCTTACGATTGAAGACGATTTAATAAATGAGGCAGATAAAAGAGATGCCCAATTTTATGATAACATAGAAAGAGGATACAATCAAAACCAATTTGATTTTTCCGAATTGGATTTTGATGAATCACTTTACTACCAAGGTGGTGAGCCGTTTTGATTATAAAAACAAAGCGTAAATTTGATGAAATGCTAAAAAATATTCGTGAAGAATATGAAGAAAAAACACGACAAACTGTTAAAAAGGCAGTTGCTGATGCTGAGCAGGATTTTCATTACATAATTGAGGATTTGAAAGGACAATTAGAATCCATCAATCCAAATGCATTATCTAGTCAAGATGATTTATTTTACAAATCTCTTTATTCCAGTTATTGGGGTAAAGATGTTAAAAAAACTGATGAAGAAAGCAATCTGACTGAGGCTATTCGTTATGGACGCTCACGTGGATATTTTACACATTACAATACACCGCTTGAACGAAAACAATCTGATGAGTTTCGCAGATATGCTCAAACTATTGCTTATGTGCGAGCACATGAAGACCCTATTGTGGGGGCAATACCAGATGCTTATCAGAGATTTGTAATTGGACGTGGTATTCAATTTCGTGCAGATGATCCGCGTATTCAAGCTTGTCTTGAACGATTCTGGCGTGATAATAACATGGACATGTATTCCAAGAGATTTACATGGTTGCTGATTGTGGAGAGTGAGAAGTTTCCACTTTATTTTCGTTCAAAGAAAACTGGTAAAGTAAAGGTTCGTGAAATTCAACCGCTTGAAATTACAGAAATTGAAACCAATCCAAATGATATGAATGTGCCTTTATCTTATACCCGTGAATATCAAGAGGAAGGTTACATTTCTTATAGTAAACTTAAAGACAATGAACGTAAAAAACGATACTATGCTGATATTAATTATTTTGTGCAAAAGAAAGATGAAATTGATGGGCATAAATCTGAACATGAAGGTGAAGAAGGCTGGCAGGGTGATACTAAGTTTGTTCAATTTGTAAAATTGATGAAAAATAGAGAAGTACGTGGTAGAGTATTTTTAGAAAGGATTCTAAAGTGGGCGGAGTTTTATAAACAATGGCTGACAGACCGTTTAATACGTAACCATGAAATATCAAGAGTAGTTTGGTTGTTAAAGTTAAAAGGGCGTAGGCAAGATGCATGGACACGCTATATGCCTGCTCCTGCCGGGGGTACCGTAAAAGTATGTACGGAAGATAGGGAATGGGTTCCTACAAACGCCAAAATTGGTGCAGACGATTCTAAAGAGGATGGGTTGGCATTAATGTATCAGATTGCTGCGGGAGTTTCATTGCCGATTCATGTGCTTACTC